CCGGAACCAATCACCATGTACATCGGATCGGCTTCTTCATCCACATCGTTAGCCAAAAGAATCTCGCGTGCAGCAAGAATCTTTGCGACGGTCATACCGCCGGACGCATGAACAACTTTGTTACCTGCGGGAAGCGCAACACTAGACCCGTCACCATCAGTCGCAGCAGCAGTCGCTGCATCGATGATGAGTTTGTCCCAACGACGACCCATTGCATACGCACCCGTCTTGGCATACTCAGACTGCGGAGAGATCAGAAGACGAATCTTGTCTTCCTGGTCAATCATGTCAGCCCACTGCCAATCCTTTAGCGTGACAACACGTCGTGAATGTGGAACATCGAGGACGGGCGTGTCGGTGTGGCGAGTTGTTTTCTCCACACTGTCCATCGCGCCGATGCGCTCGAAGTTATGCTTCTCACCAGTTACAGTTTCATTTCGCACGGCATCTTTAAGACGACTACCGCGCTGTTGTGCAAGATGCACGACATTCGATTTGAATTGTTCTACGAATGCCTTTGAGATGGTATTAGCCATTTGACTCTCCCAAGTTTGTTAAAAAATTAAACCCTTCGGAGAGTTGCCCTTTCGGACTCGTCCTACCATTTTACGTCTGGGTTGACGAACAGTTAACGGTGTCAGCGCGATGGACTCTTGCGAGTTGCCCATCAGTATGTGCTTAATAACTCGTCACGCAATCCAATGCAATCATTCTGGATGCGCAATCTCCATCAGTCGCTGCACATGCTCGACTCTTGTCTTGTGATTTGGATGCGACGCATCGTGATACGCATCCTTCAAGTCACCAATGATTCCCATTGCACGCTCACGCGCTTCGCCTGGTGCAACACCAAACACGTTGCTCGTATCCTTCGCTGCAATTTGTTTCTCACCTAGCATGTCACCAATAGCAACCAACGCTTTAATGAGTAACGGGTTGTCGCCCATGCCAGGCTCACGCAATGCGTCAGTTAACTTGCCATCGGCTTTGATCTTCTTGTCCAGGAATTGAACTGCCTGACCTGCTTGCTTGCCCTTCGATTCAAACTCTGCGCCCCACTCTTGCTTGAGTTCTTCCATCATGTTGGCAACCTGCACCTGACGTGACTCCTGACGCTGCTGCTCTTCTCCAACATACGCCCGATACAACTGCTGCGCCTGGCTCTTGGTTAGATGGTTCGCATGTGCGACCTGTGCAAACGCAGCATCATCGATGCCGTATTCGTTTATGTCTGACGGCTTGCCTAGTTTGGAATACAGGTTGTTCCATCCTTGCTCGTCTTCTTCTCCAGGCATCATCGCGATGCCAGGCACGTCTGTTAGTTTTTCTTTGAACTGATCCCATTGCCCTTGTTCTGCGTCTTCGGATGGGATGCGTATGCTGCCACCGATCATGCTTTCCGCATTGGTATATCCTTTAGCCAGGTCTTCTACTGTCTCGAACTTCTCGACCTGATGGTGCATGTCTTCCGGTAATCCTGCATACCACTTTTCTTCAGCCATTTTTTGCCTCGTCTGAGTTTGATAGATTGATTAACATGTTGACCATGTGCGACATACCAAGTCGGTATGCCGTTTCATGGGTATCGCCTTGCACATAATTACTACGGTCTACATAACAGTTCTTTAATTCGTTGAGTAAGTCCTGACCGGACTGATTACGAAATGTTAAAGAAGCCAACTCACTGATCTTGTCCGGCACTCTCTGCCTCCGCTTGTTGTTGCATCATCATCTGTTGCTGCTGTTGTTGCTGCTGCATGCGTTGAGCGCGTGCCTCTTGCATCTCGGCTGCGCCTTTGCGTACGTCAGCAGGGACACCGTGTCGGTCTGCAAGTTTTATTGCCACCTTATCGAAGTCGATAGCGTCCAAGATTTCTGGATTGAGTTGCGCCATCTGACTGAGCGAACCCACCCATCGTTCGATTGCTTGCACGTCACCCATCTTCTGAGCGCGTGCCAGGGGTGACACATACTCGATGTCTAGTTCCCCGCCTTGATAGGCAATCACGGACTCAGGTGGTTCTGGGAATTGCATCGCTCGATACATCATGTAAAACACACGCTCGACCATCGGCGTGAGCAGTTCGGATTGCAGTCGTCCAAGCGTTGCACCCAACAGGCGTTGCATCATCTCGTATCGAATCTGAACCTCGGTTGCTGTCGCATTAGGTCGATCAGGTAACTCAAGTTGATCCGAATAGAACATCATGCGAATCGATTGGCGTAACTCCGCTGACTTAATCTGCGACACGTCCCATCGTGTGCCGTTCTCAAGCACACGCAGTTCACCCATCTCACGCATTAACGTCAGACCGCCTGGCTCTAAATGCAGATCACCGATGATTGCGTTGCGTCCTGCCATGTACGGTGGGTCGATGGACTTTTCCCATCCAGTCAACTCAAGACGCTTTGCTTCATTCAGCGTCGTGATGTCTGCCCTGGCAATCAAGCCAGGTGAATAACCCCAGGCTTCACCCGATGTCTTCGACCAACGTGGAATGAAGTACGGCAGTTCGTAGTACCCGCCCTCCTCGATGATCGCTTGATCCTCCAGGGAGATGTACTTCTCCATGAACGGTCTATCCTGCGGGACTTTCATGTCGTTGTCTGGGTACGATCTATCGGTACTTGGAGAGACACAGTGCAGGAACTTAAACATCTGATCGGGGTTCTTGTTTAACGCTGCTGTAACCTTTGGCATGTCAGCGTCTATCCATCGCTCGGATGCTGCACGCGCTGTTAACTCAAAGCATCGATACACGGTATCAACCTTGCCGGATGCTGACTCGCTGATACATAGATCAGACAAGTGAACAGTATCGAAACGCAAACCACCGAACGCTGCGGGTGCGCTACCTTCTTCCAAAAACAAGCAGCCAGTACCGAATGCTCCCAGATCAAGGTACAACTCGTTGACCTGCGTATTGAAGTTGCTCTCACCTAACGCATCAAACATGCGATCCGTGCATTCTTCTAGCCACTCGTTCGCTGCGTCATCTTCAGACAGTTCTGTATCCCTGAATCGAACAGAGAACCAGGGCGATGCAGGTGACGTTAACGCCATGTGCAGTGATGCTGCCAGGACGTTGTTCGCATGTATCGCTGTGCTGTCGTATATCTTCTCGGTTCTTGATCGATCCCCTTTTGATCTTTGCGTCACGAAGTCTGCACGGTTGGGCATGACATACATTGCCACGTCTTCCCAATCCCGATCCCAATTAGATCGAGCAGCCTTGAGTGATTCGTAACGCTTTACGATTTGCTCTACGGAACCCGAAGCCATTAGCCGATCACCGCTGAGTAGAGACTAGAACCTGCACGCTTTGCATCGAACACATACTTGTACACCCAGTTCGTTACACCTGCGCTCCTGGCTTGTGCCGGATTGCGGTACACCGTACCCGTTGCCGGATCGACAACTGAGTTAGCCGTGCCTAGATTGCGTGCGCCCAGGTTAGTTAAGAATGTTTGACTCAACGCATCATCGGACAAGGGTCGCTTACTTAGAATCGTATCTTCTAATCCATAAGAATCTTCACTGCTTGATGCCGGATCATCCATGCTATCGATACGCTTAGTGATTGCATCGAGCAACGACGCAACTGATGTCTCCGTTGAATCACCAAACACGGGGTCATATACCATTGCCCCTGATGAACCGCTCGATCCGCTGCTGCCTGACGACGAACCACTGTATCCCGAACCGCCACCCATCTCAGGCTCCGTTTCGATTTGTGGTGAATCGTCTGTCACTGTTTCTTCTTCGTCCTCCTTCTCTTGAGGATCGATCTGCGGACCGTCAGGTGCATCATCACTTCCTTCTGCACCGATAGGTGCGTCGAAGTTTGCAGCACGGTCAGCGTCATCAAGACCCATGTAACCTGCTAACGCACTGGGTTCAAATCGAGCAGCCATTCGTTGACCGAACGTACGATTCGGATTGTCCACATCAATCGACTCGACCGTTGCTTCTGGAGTTTCAAGTGCAGTCCTGGTTGCTTTCTGGCTTCCACCTAAAGCGGGACTTCCGTCATCAACCTCTGCTACTGCTGATCTTGTCGCTGCTTGACTACCACCTAACGCAGGAGAATTACTGCTTGATGATCTACTGCTACCGCTGTTCGTGTTTCCGCTTTGTGCTGCATTACTTCTGGTCGCTGCCTGACTGCCACCGAGTGTTCTGCCACCACTGCTTTTGTTCCCACTCGCTGCTGCTGCGCTTCTCGTTGCTGCTTGACTACCACCCAACACGCCTCCTGATGAACTACCACTACCGCCAGATGATGTGCCACCCGAACGGTTCCCGCGATTACCCTTACCTGCGGGGTTGCCCTCGTTCCTGCCAGTGCCAGGTCCGACACCGCCACCATCAGCACCGCCATCTTTGTAGCACCACCACGGTTGCATACGAGCAAGGTTGTACTCGTCGTTCTCAAATCTAAAAGTCTTTCGTTCCATATCAATATCTCCGCTTCAAGTACCTATGTAATTGCCGTGGCGTAAACACCCACGCTGCCCGTATGCCTAACAATGCTTTGACCTGCTCGGTACAGGTCCACACCCACAGCAACCAGGGCGTTCGATAGCGGTACTTGTCCAGTCTTTCGAACCCAACTTGGTAGGTGTAATCGATCTCCAGTTCTTCCACGATCAGTGGCAGGTCGGACTCTTGCTGATAGTCCAACACCTGCACTTCCATGTACCCGATGCGTGGCTGCACCATCACCCATTCGTATCCCGTCCACTTCAGAGCAAACACATGAATTGCTCGACGGTCGAACCATAGGTAATCGACCCACCAGAAACGCCTGGTTAATCGTTGATCGGTTTGCCAGGCAATGACGTAATACACTCATGCTGCCTTGATAACCGATGGAACCCGCATGTCCATGTTGCTTTCATCCACCGTGAACAAACGAGTTGCCACATATTGCACGGCGTCCATTGGATGACTGAATGAATCCTTGTCCGGCTTGTCAGTGAATCGGTTCCCCGATACTTGCAGCCTTCTGAATTTGTACCCACCACGGAATGCTTTGCGTACTGTCTTGCATCGAGGATGAACAAGCACCGCAGGTTCACCATCGATCATGCGATTGAATCGCGAACGCACTGCATCCAGGCGACGCTCAAGGTTCTGTTCACCTGCCTCGATGTCGATGTCCTGGGCGCGTAGAATTTGGAAGCATGTCTTCTCGTCTGTCTCGCTCGGTGTGCGTCCGGCAGGATCACCGTAGTCGCCCTCGATCTTCATGCCTGGGTAGTTGATGTTCGTATGCTGTATCACTTCCTCACCCATAGCACGCGCACCCATGCGGGTTGCTATCACCTCATCGAAGATGCGCCACTGACCGTTCGGCATTAACTGCGTGTACACACATGCAGGTGACAAGCCGAAGTCCCAACCCCGATACACTGGCACGCTCGGTATCACCTCGAACTCCCTGCAATGTATCGAGTCCGTGTACTCAGGATAGACTGGCTTGCCCTCTTGAACGTACCCGTACTCGCCGTCAACGTAGACGCGAATGAAATCGTCGCTCTTACCTGCCGATAGATTGTTGTAGTAGTTCGGCGGTAGGTTGTTCGTGTTCTCTGCGTTCTCGCCCCGACCACTCGGCTGCTTAAAGATTCCTGCGTTGTCCGGTCGCTGCTCCTCGAAGACTTTGTATATCCAGTGATCGTCGTCGCACGGGTTGGTATCACCGATGACTCCGAACCAGGTCGCGCCCTCCTCACGGAAGGATGGGTATCGACCGACCCTACCTTGCAACGCCTCCCATATCTGCTGCGGTACTTCCCTGGCTTCGTTCACCCAGGCTCCCGTCAGTTCGAGCGATAGCAGGTTGCTCACCTGGTCAGGTCGATCAAGCGCACGAAATAACAGTTCACAGTTCACTGTCGTCTGGTCCTCGCACGCCCATTGCATTGTGTAGTTGTGGTTGACTTCGCTGTATCGTCCCCACTCTGGATTGGGATACCAATCCAACACTGTTCGTATAGTGGTGTCCCGCAATTGCGGATACGAGTTTCGGATGATTGCCCATCGAGATCGTCGTACTCCATCGCTGTTCGGATGTTGCCTAGATGCACGACGTACAATCTCTTGAACACACCCACTGGACTTTCCAGAACCAAAGGGTCCAATAAGCATTCGCTGAAACCCGTTATGTTTCCAGAAATCTCGTATCGTTGGGACATTGCTTGCGTCGTAGTCAGTTGCCATCGCGAATCATCACCACTGGTAGTGCAGCCACGGCATCACCTGAGTGTTCGATTGCTTTGCGTTTAGGCGCAACGTACTGCGCCAGTTCTTTAAGCATTGAAGCACGCAGGGGTAACTCGACGGATTCATCCATAGCAATCCGTGCCATGCCTTCGATGGGATCACAATTCAAATCACTAAGAAGTTGTTGAACTTCCTTCGTCGCTTTGTTTGCTACTCCCTTCGCTCGACCGCCCCTTCGTTCCCCTGGCTTTGCTCCTCTTGGCATTACTTTTATCCACTACTTTTGTGATAGTCATGTCTGCTAACAACTCACCTGGCTCAATCCATTGAGCAACACTCGCATCGTTTACAACAGTTAAAACAATCTCACTGAAGAAACCTGGCGCAATCATCTTCGGCATTACATTTACTTCTGGACTCGCCGGAAAAATCAAACCAACATATCCTTCTGGCACGTCGGCTGCGATCCCTGTTCGAACCAACGCCGTGTTACCTGAGTTCAATACAAATGTCTTTTCTCTTTCTGCTGAATGCAGTTGATTAACTTCTCTGCTTTCATCAGGTTCATTTGTTCCATCAACGATTACCTTAAACATCATCTGCATATACCTCGTCACGTTTACCAATACAAAAGTTTTTGTTTAACGGGTTTAGTACCCGCGCCTTCTTTTTTTGCAGCACGCCTTAACCGCTCCCGCGTGGCATGACATGGCTTGCAAATATTTTTGCGTCGATACTTCGACATCGTGTCGTATACGAAATGATCTCGCTGCTCAGTAACACCACACTGATTACACGTCTTCGTAACTTTCGATAGGTCTATCAACGATCTGTTCCCGAACAATGTAAATCCAGTTCATCAAGTCCATCTCAATTTGAAAATGTCCGTAGGCAGGATTGATTGAGCAGATGCAGCAACGTGCCATCCAAGGTTTTCGATCCAGTCGATACAACAAGACGGGTTCAAGTCCGGCACTCGCTGCTTGTTCTGCTGCTTGTGTCCACCAGGAACGCAGGTATTTTTTCTGACGCTTAACTTCGATTGCCCAACCTGGCACACCGATGATGTCCGAACCACCCACCGCTGCTTGCTCACGCAGGTTG